GCAGAGGTTGTCCGCTGCAACGGCGCGGGCGGTGGTGATCGGGCGTCCCTGGCCCACCTGGGCCCGAATGCGGGCCGCGTCAGTGGTGACTAGAGTGCAGGGAGAGCCTTCCCAGATGACGGTCAGCAGCGGGTCAAGCCGCTTGCGGTTCGCGGCGATGCCTAGCAGGTGCACGCGCCACGGCTTGTCCTCGCCCGACATCAAGTTGCGGAGGTCCGCCGCGGAGAATGCGGCCTGATTGCTCGGCACGGATGCGGTGAAGTCTTCCGTGCCAAGTATCTCAATCACTGCCGCGTAGACTTCGCACGGCGGGAGCTCCCCTTTCTGAATGGGGATCAGCACGTCATGGCCGGCATAGATCAGCCGCCGCATCAACTCAGCGTGGAAGCGTAGGAGCTCCAGCGACGCGGCCTGATCGCCTATGACGTCAGGACCGACAATGTGCATCCGGCTCCCTTCCGCGTCGATCAGTAGCCGCTCATAGACGGCCGCCACGCGGTTCCAATCGAGGGCTTCGCCGTGGGTAAATGCGGTGAACGCTCCGGAGTCTACGAAGACCTCTCCGCCGCGCTGCGCGTAGCCGATCATAATATCCCAAGCGGTGCTGTCAGGCCGGAGCTCCGCGACCGACACGCCGATGGGGACGCCGCTCACGACGTATCCGCGCATAATGTTCGGTGAGGAAGCGCCAGAGCGGTAGCTCAATGCTACAGGGGATTTCATGGGGAGGTCCTTCTTGCCACCGGCACCATCGCCGGCAGCAAGGTGAATATACCAACATTCTGTTGGTATAGCTAGATCAATCGGTGTGGCGATGAGAAAAATCAGTGTCGGCACACTGCGGACGTTGCACCGCATGGCGGTTGAAGGCGTCCCGGCTTTTGAGGCCGCTCGACGGACCGGCCTGCCGCTTTGGTTCGTCGGTTATCGGAAGCGAGACCATGGCCTGCCGTTTCAGCCGATACAGAATCGCGGGCTTCCCGCGTGGCTCCTGCCAGAGGCCGCGCGCCAGGCCGAGGCGGCGCTCCGCGCTACAGTAGAGCGCGTGCACCGCTACGGTTGGGCTGTCAGTCCAAAAGCATTTCAATCACGGACAGCTTGGCCGCCTGGACCTTTCGGCCAGCTTCCCACGTCACGCCACACGACCACATGCGGCCGCCCTTGATGGTCTCGCCTTCGCTCATGTAGCGCGGACGGATGCGAAGACGCTTGAAGGCTTCCATCGCCTCGGCGTGACGCTCGGGGGACCATTTGAGGTAGTAGCCGCCGTGGCCGATTTGGGAGACGAAAAGCGCAGTGCCATCGGCGCGCTCGCCCATCTCCGGATAGTAGCCCTCTCCGGGCCCTGCGGCCCGGCGGTTGTCATTGGCAGTCATCGCATCATTCCTTGGTCCGGATGAGCAACGCCGCGCGAAGCGACGTGCCCATTCCGATCAATGGTTCAGTAGCAATAGGTGTTGCAGGTCCGATAATTGCCCGACCCGTAGCAGGTGGTCGTGCAGTTATAGGCGCTCGCCGGTGTCGTGGTGGTAATTGCGACGGTGGCAGCAAACAGCAACATCAAGCCGGTAACTATCAAGGTTCTCATGATTTGGTGTTCCTCAGTTCGGTTCCCTTGCTCCTGGCAAGGCGGAACGCAGCGGGCACCGTGAATTGCGCGCTGCTTCCGTCACGTCAGGTTTTGCGATGGGGAGCCGGGAGGCGCCCGGGTCAGGTCCCCTCAACCGGAACCGGCGTGAAGCCAAACGTGTCCACGACCATGAACTTGTCATCGACCTGGAAAATGTCCCCGACCATGGAGCTCCGCCGGCCGTAGCGCTTGTCGCGAACCTCATGGAAAGCGGGCTCTGCCGGCTGCAATCCCTTGCCGGGCTCCATGGACCAGGAGCTCTCGACGTTGTTCGTCAGATACCAGGCATGCTCAAGGTCCGCTGCGCCGGCGTCCGGCATTGTCGCGACGACCTCATAGCAACCGTTAAACATCATCGTGCCGGCCAGGAACGGGCGGAGCTCCGCCGCTTTATCGCCGGGCGAAGTGAGCCTGCACATATCGTCCCGCGGCGCGCTGTCCTTCAGGTGCCAAACTCTAATCATTTTCGGGTCTCCGGTTGCCACCGGCGCCTATTCGCCGGCAACAAAGGCATAATACCAACAGAATGTTGGTATCGCAAGAGTTATGTCGGATCAGTCATGAAAAAGGGCGCAGCCCGTGCTCACACTGCAAAGACTGCGCTGGTCATCCGATCTGGCCGTTGAAACTGCCGCTCCGGTGGCCGTGGCTTTTGATGCAATCGCTCCGCGCTATGACAGCGCGTTCCTTTCGGCGCGTTGCCGCATTGAGGACAGGCAACTCGCTGCCAGGCTCCGCCGATTCCTGAATGATGTGACCGGCAACGTGTTGGATGTAGGTTGCGGGACCGGCGCGTTGCTCCGGTTGAAAGTCTGGCCGGCAGTCCGTTACACCGGCCTTGATGTCTCCGCCGGCATGATCGCGGAGGCAAAAGCGCGGTATCCGCGCGCCGAATTCATTCAGGCGTCAGTAGAGTCCGCTCCGCTCCCGGATGCAGCCTATGACGCGGTGATTTCGACCTTTGCCGCCCTGTCCTATGTGAGCGCACCTGCGCGGGCGATGACAGAGATTCATCGGGTCCTGCGGCCGGGCGGGCGGTGCTTTGTGATGGCCTACACGCCTCGATGGTATCGCCACAACGTCGAGACCATGGGCCAGGTGAACGTCAGCCTGGCGCCGGCCGCCTGGACTGCATGGCAGGCTGTCACGCGGTTCCGCCAGGCCGGCTTCGATCCTGCCAGCATCCGACTGTCGGCGTTCTCCATCCTGCCCACACCGTTGATGAAGCTGGACGCGCTGATCGCTCGCCGGCTCCCGCAGTCCGGCCGCTACCTGATAATCGAGGCCACACGCCCATGATGATAAAGGCCCGCGCGCGCACCGGGCATGATGTCTTTGAGGAAGCCTTGCAACGGCTCACCGAGCTCTATGCCGGCGGCCACACCGTTGTCGTCGCCTTCAGTGCCGGGAAGGATTCCGGCGTCTGCCTTGAGCTCGCGATCATGGCGGCACGTGCCACCGGACGGTTGCCGGTACACGTCTCCATGCGGGACGAAGAGGTCATGCTCCCGGGGACCTTTGAGTATGCCGAGCGCGTCGCGCAGCGGCCCGAGGTTGCCTTCCGGTGGGTCGTGGCGAACCAGCCTATCGTCAACGTGTTCAACCGGCGTCAGCCCTATTGGTGGGTCTTCGATCCGGAGCTCCAACCCGAGCAGTGGGTCCGCCAGCCGCCGGCCATCGCCACACGGATCGACGCGCTGGACATAACCCGCATCATCTCGCGGGAGGTCTATCCGACGCCTGAGGGGAAGGACCTATACGCGGTCATCGGCATCCGCGCCTCGGAGAGCCAGAACAGGCGCTACAGCGTGTTCTCCGCAGGCGGCCACCTCACGAAGCCGAACGCCATGGGCACGCGGAATTGCCGGCCGATTTATGACTGGCAGGACTCGGACGTGTGGCGCGCAGTGCGTGACAACAAATGGGACTACAATCACGCGTATGACACGATGATCCGCTTCAACGTGCCGCTGTCGAAGATGCGGATTGCTCCGCCCACCTTGAACGGCGCGTCGGTGTTCCTGCTTGAGATGGCGCGCAAGGCCTGGCCGCGGTGGTTCGACAAGGTGGAGGACCGGCTACCAGGCGTGAAGACTATATCGCAGTTCGGCGCCCGGGCAGTGATGCCGCACCGCCGGAGCGGCGAGACCTGGCAGGACTGCTTCATGCGTGAGTGCATCAACGAGGCGCCGGCGCCGTGGATCGCAGAGCGTTCCTCCGCAGTGCTGCATGCGATCCTCGGCATTCACGGCCACCATTCGACAACGCCGCTGCCTGACGTGCGTCCCTGCTATATGTGCGTCGGCAACATGGGCGCCTGGCGATCCCTCGCGATGACGCTCTACAACGGCGACCCGTTCGCGCTGAAGACCAATGGGATCGGCGGCAACAAGCCGATTGAACCCGAATTCTTCCGGACCGGCGCCGGGAGTTGGGGAGGGCAGTCGCCCACCTGGTCATGACCGACTGGCACTACGCTTCCACCGGCGGCCTGAACTATCCGGTGCAGCCCGGAGAGGTGTGGCGCGCCGATCATCACATGATCGCCTGCGGTGACTTGGAGCGCGGGGACGGGCTCCGCCTGCTACAGCGCTTCGGCCGTGCTCCCGACCTGATCTACTCCGACCCGCCGTGGAACAACGGCAATTGCGCTGCGTTTCGCACGAAGGCCGGTACGCCGCGCAAGGTGGACTTCAATGACTTCCTGACCGCGCTGCTGACCGTCACGCGCCAGGCGCGCCGGGACGTGTTCCTGGAGATGGGCGTGGTCAACACGCCGGTTCTGATCCACCTGGCGAAGCTCCATGGCGGGGAGCTCATCGAGCAGTGGCCGATCACCTACTACCGCCGGCATCCATGCAGCCTCATTCAGTTTCGATGGTTCGGACGAGGGACGTGGGTCCGCGGCCTGGCGGGGATGGACGACGAGGATACCCCTGTCGCGGTCCTGCAAGCCTGCATGCAGGCGGGAGACGTCATAATGGACCCGTGCACCGGCCGCGGCCTCACCGCCGCCACGGTGGCCTCTGCGGGCGCCGGGGACCGCACTTTCATCGGCCTGGAGCTCTCGCCCTGGCGCATGTCCTGCACACTCACGCGGCTGGCCGCCCTAGGCTGCAAGATCGAGCTAGAAGGAACGTTGGATGGCCAAGAAAGTGAAGGCTCCGCCGATCAAGACGAACGTCACGCTGGAAGCGCTGACCATTGAATACGTGGACATCGAGTCCATTCAGCCGAACGAATACAATCCCAACCGGATGAGCGAGAAGGACTTTGAGCTCTTGCTCCGCTCCATGCGGGAGGACGGATTCACGCAGCCGGTCATCGTGCAGCGAGAGACGCGCAAGATCGTTGACGGCGAGCACCGCTGGCGGGCGGCCGCGCATCTCGGCATGAAGACGCTTCCGGTCGTGCTGGTGAACATGACGCCGGAGCAAATGCGGATCGCGACGCTGCGTCACAACCGGGCCCGCGGCGCGGAGGACCTGCAACTCTCCGCCGAAGTGCTGCGGGACCTGGAGAAGCTAGGCGCGCTTGAGTGGGCAGCGGACAGCCTCATGCTGTCCTCGGAAGAGATTGACAAGCTCCTGGCGGACGTGCCGGCGCCGGACGCTCTCGCCGGCGAGGAATACTCCGCGGCGTGGTCACCGCAGGCGCAGGGCACGACCGAGGGCCAGGCCTCCGTCACCGCGACGGACACGGCCGGCAGTGGGATCGTCATTACCTCGGCTATGTCGGTGAATGCGCTTGAGGCGCAGCGGCGCCAGGAACAGAAGATGGCCGAGGCGCGCACGGAGGAAGAGCGCGCCATGGTCCGGAAGGACGGGACGTTCTACCGGGTCAACCTCATGTTCAGCGATGAAGAGGCGGAGCTCGTGAAGCGGATTCTAGGGGACAAGCCGGCGGAGCGGTTGCTTCAGATATGCCGGGACCTGTCCCCTATGTCTCGGGCGGCTTGATGAAGCCCGGAGACAGCATCGCCATCGCCTGGGATAAAAACGGCAAAGCCGTCGTGCACCGGCTTGACTGCCCCGAGGTCCGTCGACTGGAAGAGCGGGGGGTGCCAGTCATCAAGATGATCGGGATACAGCGCGTGCCGCCGAAGGCGCCAGATGACATCACCCGTCATTCGTGCCTGGCGTGACCTCATCCCGGTTTATTATCCGGCTGGCTCGGATGTCGGTGGTCATGGCCCAATACTTGAAGCCGTCGCCTAGCTGAAGATACTTGTATCGCCGGCCGCCGAAGGTAGCGGCGTAGCCGTGCTCATGGATGGCATGAAACAAGGCGACATACGTCGCCTCGTTCTCAGGGGACCGCACAACATACCAGTGCGGGAATTCAGGCATTGTCTTGGCAAAGCGGAAACTGAGGCCTTCAACGGCCAGTCGAAGGTCCTCAATTTCCATCACGCCTCCAACGCAGCCGCGGTCAACCGGACCTCTCCGTTCGCGCTGCTACCGCGAAGCTCTATCATACCTTTGCGGCGCAGTGCACCGGTCAGCCCGGGAAGCTGGCCCTTGGCCAGATTGTGCGGCGTCTCGCTGTCATGGAGCGCCTTGTATCTGACCCACACGCCGACCCGCGCGTGCAGCGGCTTGTCGGCCAAGGCTTTGCAGTCGATGAGCGCTACCAGCAAGCGCGTCTGCTCGGGCGTCAGCGCGGAGCTCCCGGCAGGTGCAACGGCCGGCGTCGCCGGGACCTGCACCGCGGCGGCCTCCCGGGCGGCCTTCAGCGGCGCCACCGCTTCCGCCGCGGCCTTGCGTGCCGCCTTCTCGGGCGCGCCGTCCACGGCCCTGACTGGCCCGTGCAGGTTGGCCACCGAGACCGTCTCGCCGTTTACCAGGTTGACCGCCTGGCGGATGCTCGCCGGATCGTAGGTCAGTTGCTTCGGCGCCGGCACTGCCTTGGATAGCTCCGCCGCCTCCGCGAACGGGTCAATAGCGATGGGGCTCGAGTCCGTGACCCACTCGGGGACCGGCTCGTTGACGACGATCTGATAGCCGGTGGGGACTACCACGACCTCAAGTGCGTCAGCGGCATACTCGCCCTTGGCGACAGCCTTCTTCATGTCGCGGGTGGCATTGCTCTTGACCGTGTAGGTCTTGTCCAGGTTCAGGCTCATGGGGGGAAACTCCGGTGTCTACCGGCACCATCGCCGGCGGACATTCAGAACATACCAACATTATGTTGGTATGTCCACATCAATCGGTGGGATGATGCGATAAAAGTGGAGATTGATATGCCGGAGACGGTGCCGACGCAGGTTGAATTCGCGGCCCTTGAGGCGTGTCACACTGCGCTTGAGGCGCGCGTTGCCGCGCTTGAAGCGGGCAGCGTCGTTCCTCCTGAACCTATCATCCCGCCGGAGCCGATCATCCCACCGGAACCGATCCTGGACGGGGTGCAGGCCAAGCGCATCACGCACCTGATCGAGACGTTCGGCGTAAACACGTTCAGCAGCATGGACACGAACAACCGATGGGGAAGCTGGCCGGCGGACTACAGCCCGAACTCTACCATCGCTGCGCTGCGCTACATCGTAGGCGATAGCGGCTTCGCGCTCCGGCTCCGCGAATACCATTTCGCGAACTGCTACGACCTGCAGAAGCAATGGCTGCCTTTGATCGTCTCTGCCTTCCCTGGCACTCGTGTTGCCATCTGTCCTGGCGCCTATGCCACGCCGGCTGACGTGCCGACGATGGTCAAACTGGCCTCTGACCCGGCCAATGGCGTTGTGTGGCTCGAAGGAATCAATGAGCCGAACGGCGATTTTGGTCGAGGCCCGGTCCCCTGTGAGGTGACGCAGGAGATCCAGGATGAGTGCTGGAAAAGCGCCGCTTCGGTCACCGTCATGGGACCGAGCCTCGTAGCGGGATGTCCGCACCCCGAAGGTTGGGTAACGTCATACTTCGGCGCCGGCATGGACGCGATGAACGCGGCGATGCATCACTCAAACGGGCACTACTACCCGCCCGCGAGCCCCGACATCCCCCACACCGGCTACAGCGTAAATGAGTATGTGGGCGGGCTGTGGGGCGTCTACGCACAGCATGACGTGCACCTCACCGAGTTTCATCCGACGCTCTACAACATGCGCGGCAACGCTCCGGACAAGCCGGGATGGTCGGGCGAGCGCGACGCCTACTACACTCTGTTGACCTTGCTGCGCTGTGCAGAGAACGGCACAGCCGGGCTCTGGTGGTATGCGCTCTTTGACTATGGCGATAATGGTGGAAAGCCGATCTACAAGTGCGGCCTTTTCCCGAAGCACGGCGCCGACAATCCCCGCCCGGTAGCGGACGCGCTGCAAGCTCTCTGCGCAATCTGCGCTGACCATGGCGCGGACCTCCGCACGTTCACGCCGGGCAAGCTCGACATCACCGTGTCTGGCCTGACTGACCACATGGCGTTTGATGTCTACCAGGCCAGCAACGGTCGCTTCCTCGTGCCGATCTGGCACGCCGCGGAGGACGTGGGGCAGGGAGCCGCGGTGCAGGTCACGGTCAGCTTCGGCACGCACAAGCGCGTCGTGAACGCCTTTGATCCTTTGACCAGCATGGCAGAGGTCGCGAGCAGTGCGGACGTGCTTGATATGGTCATTGACCTACCGCCCGGCGTGCTCGTGCTAGAGGTGAACCCATGACACGATACCTGATCGCCGCCGTCACGGTGGCACTGCTCATTGGCTGCACGCCTACGCAGCAGACCGATGTGACAACCGGCCTGGCGACGGTGCCAGGCCAATTGTTCTGCGCGATCATAGTTGGTTCCGGTCAAATCGTGGCGCCGATTATCAGCGCCAAGGCAACGACCGCAGGGGGGAGCGCGGCCGGTGCTGCGGCTATCCTCGTGACCGGCGAGACAGCGGCGGTGGTGCAGCAGCAATGCGCCCTTGCGGCCGCATCGGTGGGAGGGAAGGGCGCCGTTCCGGTTTCACCGCCACCGAATGCCGGCGCCCTCGCTCCCGTCGCGATCTAGGCGCGGGCGGCCTTCCGAGCGTCAAGCCAGGCCTTCGCAGCGGCCTTGGTCGGGAACACGCCGGACAGCGGGGAGTGATGCGGGCCGCGCACCACGAGCCAGCCGGCGAGCAGCTTGTTAAAAACGATCTTGGGCATGGCGGAGCTCCTAGTTCTCGCAGAACGAAACCATCGGTATGCCGAGTTCATACCTGGTCACGCAGTTCTTGCCGGATGGCGGCGCGCACGCCGCCAGCAACAGCAGGATCAGAAGGACTCTCATCGCGGCCTCACGCGGCCACGTGGTAAACGTGGCCATCCTTCGTCAGCTTGCCGGCGCTGACCAGCGCGCTCATCAAGCTGGTGAACTGGTTGTAAGTGCAGCCCTGAGCCATCAGGGCCGCGTAAAGCACGCCGCCGGGGGCGCCGGTCGGGCCCGCTGCCTTAACGGCGTCAACGATAGCGTCCGCAATGGCGCGGATGGCGGCAATCTGGGAAGAGGTCATAGGGGAAGGTCCTTAAAAGTCTACCGGCACCATCGCCGGCGGACATTCAGACAATACCAACATAATGTTGGTATGTCCACATCAATCGCGCATGGACCTGAAATAAATCGGAGGGCCGGATCATGCAGCCGCTTCAGTTCCTCGCTGGCGTCCTTGATCCAGGCCTCCGCTTCCTCGCTGACCTTGGCGGACCGCCACCAAGCCAAGAAGCGCGACGCTTCCTTCTATGCGTCGCCATGCAGGAGTCGGGGCCCGGCCTTGAGGCGCGCTACCAGGGGAGCCCGTCCTCAAATGCAGGACCGGCGCGCGGGTTCTACCAGTTCGAATCAGGCGGCGGCGTCAGCGGAGTATTGACGCACGAGGCCTCATCGGACCTGGCGGCAAAGGTGTGCACTGCGCTCGTGGTGCAGCGCCAAGAGGCGGCGGTGTGGCGCGCGCTTGAGGGCAATGACCTGCTAGCGACGTGCTTCGCCAGGCTGCTTCTGTGGACCGACCCGCCTCCGTTGCCGACGACCGAGGACGAGGCGTGGGAGGCATACGCCGAACGCCTATGGCGGCCGGGAGCTCCGCACCGCGACGCCTGGCACATGAACTGGCAGACGGCCTCCGAGACGGTGGAGCGGGCGCCGCTCGTGGCATGACCGAGGAACAGCAACACGGCCTGATCGCCAACGTCAGCAGCAAGGTGATCGCTGCATTGCCGGGTCAAATGTTGCTCATGTTGCTGCTCAACGTCTGCTTTATCGGCGCATTGTTTTGGCTGCTGTCATCGCAGAACGCTTCGCGCGAACGCATTCTGGCGCCATTGCTTGAAGCCTGCTCCAGAACGATCCCGCTTGAGGCATTGCCGCATGGCCTAGCACCTGCCGCACCATCACAAGACTTCCATGCTGCTCCTAGACGGCCCTGATCCTAGGTGGCGGACGGAGACGGCGGCGGCTGGAATTTGCAACGGAAAGACGCGCTCTATGCGCTTGCCTTGGCGGCGGGCGTAGGCAGCGGCTTCCTCCACCAAGGCGCGGACGGCGCCGTTGAGCGACAGGTGGAAATCAACAGCGGGCGTCTCACCGCGCTCGAACAGCAAGGCAGTCCCGTCGTGCGCTCACTTGAGGCGTTGCTGAAGGCGGACGAGCAGCGGATCAGCGTGCTTGAGGCGGCGCAACGAAGTGCGGCCGAGGCGAGATTGAGCGATCTACGCGGCGGCGTGTCGCAGACCGCCTTGGACGAAGTGCGGCGCCGGATCGAAGAATATCACGCGGACAGCAAAGCGGCCGATCTTGATCTAAGCAAACAGCTACGCGAGGCGGTGGACCGATTGAGCGGCAGCTTGCAGACGCGGCTCAGAGGGCCGGAGCGATGAGATGGGTCATGCTGTGGATCGCTGGCCTTTTGTCGCTGTGGTTCCTCGTTGCCTGCACCGCCGCGTCGGCTCCCGTCCCGCCGCCTCCAATCGGCACCTGCACCGCCCTCGCGATATTGCCGCACCCTCCGCCACCAAACCGGCGCAGCGTGGCGATCCTGGTCGCATGGGCGAACACCGCCGCGATGGTCGCGAACAAGGCAATCGAAGAGCGCGACCTCTGTCGCGGCTCCTATGACCGGCTGAATGCGTGGGCACACTCGATCAGTGTCCATTAAGTGCGATGAGAGGAAGAGAAGCGCGACATGCCAGGACGCAAGCCTAAGCCGACTGCGTTGCTCAAGCTCATGGGCACCGCCAACGTCACACGTTTGAAAGAGCGGGGCCCGGAGCCCGAGGCGCCGGGGGACCTGCTCGTAGAGCCGCCCGATTGGTTCAGCGAAGGCCAGGCGGCCTCGTGGCGCTATGCCGTGGAGAACGCGCCGCTGCACATCCTGCGTCGTGTCGACCGCGGCATGCTGACCGTATGGTGCGAGGCAGAGGACCGTCACCGGCGCGCCACCGAGGCGCAAGCCACGCTTGATCGGCGGTCCCCGAAAATGCCGTTCATGATGGCGCGCAAGCGCAAGGGGATGGACGACCCGGACGGCAAGCCGACGACCATCACCGAGCTCACCATTTCCCCATACCTGGCGGTCATCACTGCGGCCGCGGGGACCATGGCCCGGGCCTCGTCAGACTTGGGCTTCTCGCCCGCTGCAAGGCCGCGCCTGGCGCAGAACAACCCGGGGGCTGCTGTCCCCAACGATTCGCCGTGGCACCGCCTGAAGGTGCTTCAGGGCGGCCGGAAGGACCCTGCCTAGCGGCCCATGGCAAGACGCTCCCGCAAAGCCGTCGATGTCTCCGGCTATCCGCCGGGCGTCGTGACGGCGGTTCGCTACGCCGAAGACCTGGACTCTGGTGACATCCCTGCCGGCAAGCTCGCGATCTGCGCGGCACGCCGCTTCCTGGACGATCTGCGGAAGGCGGAGCGCGGGCGCGGGGAATGGGAGTTCCGGCCGGGACCTGCCGAAGCGGCCATGCTGTTTCAATCGCTCCTGCCTAACATCAAGGGACCGCAGGCCGGCATGCCGCTCCGGCCGGAGCCCTGGCAGCAGTTCATCAATGCCAATCTGTTCGGGTTCTATGAGCGCGGCACGGAGGCACGCCGCTTCCGCCAGGCCATCGTCTATGTCCCGCGCGGCAACGGCAAGACGACGATCAGCGCGCCCATCGCGCTCTACCTGACGTTCTGTGAGGGGGAGGGCGGCGCGGAGGGATACGCCGCCGCGGTGACGCGGGACCAGGCGCGCATCCTCTTCGACACGGCACAGGAAATGGTCAAGCGCAGCCCGGAGTTCCGCGCGGAGTATGGCGTCGACACGCTGACCAACGCGGTCTTTCAGCAGCGGAGCGCCAGCAAGTTCCGGCCGGTCAGTTCCGACGCGAAGGCCTTGGACGGCCTCAACGTGCATGTCGTGGTCCTGGATGAGATTGCCTCGCACCGCACGTCCGCCGTCTATGACGTGATGCTCACTGCCATGGGTAAGCGGAAGCATCCGCTGCTCATCGCGATCAGCACCGCCACGTCTAACAACAGCGGCGTCGGGCGCTCGCTGTGGAATTACGCCGCCCGCGTCGTAGAAGGCCGGCAGGCGGACCCGCGGCTCTTCGCGCTGATCCATTGCGCGGATGACACCGATGACATTTGGGCCGAGTCCACCTGGATCAAGGCAAATCCGAACTGGGGTGTCTCGGTGCAGGCGGACGCGATCCGCGCCATCGCGCGGCAGGCGCGGAACAACCCGGTGCAGGAAAGCGCCTTCAAGACGCGGCACCTGAACCTCTGGGTCGGCGCTGATGACGCGCTGTTCTCCGTGCGGTCCTGGCGCGCGTGTGCGCGACCGGAGCTCCGGCTACAGGACTTTGCCGGGGAAGAGTGTGACATCGCGGTGGACCTGGCGGCCAAGACGGACCTGGCGGCGGTGCAGTTGACCTTCAGCCGGGAGGACCCGGACACACGCCAGCTTCGCTACGTGACCTTCGGCCGGTTCTACACGCCGGAGGCGGTCATTCTTGAAGGCCGGCAGGCGGAATACACGGCATGGGCGGCGCAAGGCCACATGATCGCGACGCCGGGCAATGAAATCGACTTTGCCAAGATCGAGGATGATCTACTGCGGGACTGCGAACAGTTCCGTGTGCGGTCCGTGGCCTATGATCCGTGGGCAGCGACGCAACTCGCACAACGGCTACTGGCGGAGGGCGTGCCGGTCATTGAGTTCCGGCCGACGACGCAGAATTTCAGTGAGCCGACGAAGGAGCTTGACGCCGCCATGCAGGCGAGCCGCATCGAGCATGACGGCAACCCGGTGCTGGAATGGTGCATCGGCAATGTGGTCGGCCACTACGATCCCCGCGGTAACGTCTATCCCCGCAAGAGTAGGCCGGAGCAAAAGATCGACGGCGCCATATCGCTGATTATGACCATCGGGCGCGCCATGAGCGCACGGGAAGAGGTCCCCTATGCGGACGGAGCGGGCCTCCTGATCTTGTAGGAGGCACGCCGATGGCGGGACGCTGGTCACGCATTGTGGACGCCGTATTCGGCAAAGACGCGGACGCGGCCAACGGTGGCGCGTCAATGTCAATGTGGGGCGAGTGGGGCATGTCCGACGCTGGCATGCCGGTCAACACGTGGTCCGCCATGCATCACGGGCCGGTTATGGCGGCGGTGTCCATATTGGCGGAGGACCTTGCAAAAATCCCTGTCGGCGTCTGGCGCCGGCGGAGTGACGGCGGCAAAGAGCCGGCCAAGGGCACGGACCTGTATCGGCTGCTCAAGCGGCCGAACGATTGGCAAACCGACTTTGAGTGGAAGGAAATGATGCAAGCCGCGCTCGTGCTTCGCGGCAACGCCTACAGCGTGATCGTCAGGAACAAGCGCGGGGAGCCGCTGTATCTCGTGCCGGTGCATCCGGACCGCGTGATGCTCTGGGAAGCTCCGGACGGCGAATACTTCTACCTGGTCACGCGCAACGGCTTGCACGAGATGGCGAAGCTCCGGGGACAACCGGCCTTCATCCCGTCCGAGGACATGCTTCATCTGCGCTGGCTTCAGCAGTGGCACAGCCTCATGGGGAGCTCCCGCATACAGTTCGGCCGCGAGCCCATTGGTCTCGGCATGAGCCTGGCAGAGCATCATGCGAGGTTCGCCGGCCAGGGCACACGGTTGTCGGGCTTCCTCTCCACCGACGCACGGATACCGAAGGAGGTCCGCGAACAGATCGCCTCTGATTGGCAGAAGGCCAAGGGGGGCCCGCGCAATGCAGGCGGGACCGCGGTCCTGGAATACGGGCTCAAGTGGGAACAGCTTGGGATGAGCATGGTGGACGCCGAATACATGGCGTCCCGTGAGTTCCAACTCCGCGAGGTCGCGCGGGTGTTCTCGATCCCGCCTTACAAGCTCGGCATCCTCGGTGCGGACAGCGGTCCGTCACTCGTGCAGCAAGGGCAGGAATATCTAAACGGCGCGATGTCCGGCTACTGCGAGCGGTGGAAGGCGCAGCTCCAACGCACGTTCGACATCGACGGCGAAGACCTCTTCGTTGAGTGGGATTACGCGCACTTCCTGAAGGCCGACATTCAGACGCGGTTTACCGCCTACCGGCAAAGCGTCGGGGCGCCATGGATGGCGGTCAACGAGGCGCGCCGCGCGGAAGGCCTGCCGGACCAAGAGCACGGTGACGAGGTCATGCAGCCGGTCAACCTGGCT